GAGCCTTATCAAACTGCTCAAAGAATTCCCACCATAGACTCACTTTAGCACCAGTCGAAATAGAAGTAGCTTGTATGCCTGTAGCCGCAGTATTTGGATATCGTTGAATAGTAAGAGCAGTACCGGTTTGCACAGTAACTTTATATTTTGCTCCTGCCGTATCACCAGCAATTGCAATAATACTACCAACAACAATACCAGTAGATGAAGTAACAGTAACCGTCGTACCACCTGCTGACAAACCACCGTTCGTTGTTGTTTTGGAATCGGTAAAAAATGCACTGACCTCAGAACCAATAGTAGTTACATCAGTATCCGCAGAACTACACCAAGCAACTTTTAAACTGTTGCCCCATGCACCTGCAGTTCTTGCTGCAAACGAACCCAGACTAGTAGCCTCACCGCCACTGTATGGACCGTTTGTACCATCACCAACTTGATATGATGTGGTGTTCGGAATAAGTGCTCCTGCTCCAGAACCAGTAGAATTCAACATACTTGTAGTTTGAAATCTTACGATTCTTAAAGTATTGCTATATCCTAAAAAGTTTGCAGCAGTAAACCAATATTCATAGTTAGTACCAGTCGGTTTACCGAACTGTTCTACCAATTCGTCTTCCGATCCAATAGTAATAACTTGATTCACATAACCCTTGGTAGCAACAATACCAATAGCACCAATGCTTGTTGGCTCATTTTGTACCGTAGTAGTTAAGTCTTTTTCTTTTATTAATACACCTGGCGAAACTAAATCTGCCATTTTCTTTCTCTCCTATAGGTATTCTTTATATTGATGTCCTAGGCCAGTCGCCCTCGCATCAATCTCTGTTCATAGGTATAACAAAAATTATTTCAATTCTTTCATAAGTTATTTATGATTTTGTGATTTTCTAATAACCAGACCGCACACTCTTACTAAATAATAATAGAAACTTACTGTGCGGAGTGGTTGTTATGAAAACAGATGGTAGAGATAAACGTAGACGTTGGTTAAAAAATCAACTAGCAAAATATACATGTAACTGTGGAGAACATCAACCTCACAGATTAATGTTCTATCCTCATCATAAAAAAATTCGACACCTCAATTTACGATATGGATTAAAGCATCACAAACGCATAGAGATTGAAAATCTTATTATTGAAAGTTCTATCTTATGTTGGAACTGTGCAGCTGATCAGAAAGAAGATTTAAGAATGTTTCCTGAATTTTAACCACTCCGTTCCTCATAAAAATCTGGATAACCCTTAACCGGATTCCAAAAATCTCCATCCTCATCTACAAATGGAACATCTTCCATAAAAGTAATTCCATCATCTATAAAACCAAACGGTGCCATATCTTGTTCTATAGATTCTTGTTGACTTTCAAATAGACGTTTACGAATATCCTCATCAGTCAACTCTTTAAAATATTGCTGATTAGTAAGCCATGCAAAGAATACCAAACACATCATAAGATCATCTGAAGAACCTTCGTCTCCTTCATATGAAGAACCCTTTTGTATAAAATTAGACATCTCTACAACAATATCAAAATCATTAATCAAAAGTTTATCTGTTTCTATAAGAGTCTTTAAGTTAGAACATCCAACCTTCTTTACAGCCTTAGTCGTTCGTACTCCCAACTCACTTGTTCCATCTCCAAAACCACCTGTCACTACTTGACCCAATCGTCCACGAGTCTGACACATAATAATATTATCGTATTGTAAATCGTGATGTAAAGCATCAGCCACTTGCCCACCTATATCATTTATCTCTATTAATAAGTAAGCTTCATTGTAACCTTTAGCTACACCATAAATTACTTCAGGAAATATGAGAGGTTTAACTTCATTATTTTTATATTTTGCAACAAGTCGATATGGTATAGTAGAAATATCTATTACAGTAAATGCTGAATAATCTCTCTTGCCACCACGAGCCACATCCACACTAATACAATACATGGCACCCTTCAGAGGTTTCTCATACACATCTAATCCCGCACTAGATTCTATAGGATCCTTTGTTGGAATCGTTTGTATCTTCGTTGGAGAAATAAGTGTATCTATAGAACCTAAGAATGAACACTCAAACTCTTGTAGAAATTGTTGTTCACTTGTATTACGAATCGTCTCCTCTTTCCATGCCTCATCTCTACCAGGAACTTCTTGCCAAGACACTTCTATAGGAATAAAATTATTCTTCTCATTAACAGCATCTGTCCACATCTTGTAAAACATATTCATACCATGCGGCGTGGACACTATCATTACTTTAGAAGTTTCACCTGCTGTAATCGTAGGATACACAGAACTAAAAAATTGTTCGGCTATATTACTAGGTATAAATGCAAATTCATCGAGAAATATAATATTATAAGACCCACCCCGAACAGCAGACGCACTAGTAGAAGCAGCAATGATTTTGGATCCATTCTCTAACTCCAGGGAACCCTTGTTCCAGTTCATCACTCCTTGTTGTAACCACCCAGGTAAGTGTTCATATGCCAATTGAAATCTTCCCAACAAGTCTCTAGCTGTCGCCGCCTTGTTAGCAAGAATAGCTACATTCACAGTTTCGTTAAAAATAACATAATGAATAAGATATGATATAATTGTAGTTGATTTACCAGACTGTCTCGGCAGTTTACAAATAGTAAAACGATTACGGTGAAAAGTATCTACCATAATTTTCTGAAAAGGATAAAGTGTAAAGGGCACTAACCCCTCATCAATACTAACGATGTTTACATACTTTTCTATAAAATATGCAGGATCCCGAGAACACTTAATAAATTCCTTTACTTCAACTTCAGTATAGGAATGTGGAACGGCTGCTGGTTTAAGATTTGGATTGCCTTTATAATTTGTTTCTGTCATACAGGTGCCCCTCTCCAATACTCAGGAGTATCCATAGCTGTCCATTCATGTAATAGATAACCTTCTATATGTGTATAACCCATTTTTATTGCTGCCCTCACTCTAGAATTACCTTTATGTACTATATATTTTTTACCTATACAACTAGTCGTTTTATATAGGGCACCACCGGCCCCAAATCTCATTTGTCCTTGAGGCGCCGAACATTCTAAATCATTCACTATAAGATAAACTTCTATCGGATGTAGCATAATACCCGTTTCTACAACATCTTCATTTATTTCTCTAGTGGGAATATAAGCTAACCACTCGATATCATAGTATTCACTGTCAGGATGTTTTACTTTCGATGTAAGTGTGCTCTGCGTCATCTTTTAAAAGTGCCTGTAGTTCTTTAGTAGATCCAACAAACAATGCATTGGTAACATTTTTAGGAGCATGATCCGGTACTTCTTTAAGACGTTTCATTTTTTCTTGAAGGTCAGCTAATCTTTCTGTGACTTCTGAAACAGTCTTAATAAGTTGACCCGCAACCTCATAAGTTCTAGGATGCTCACTTTCTTTTGCAAGTTCAAGTATACCTGTAATAGCATCCTGTCCACGTTCTACTAAATTATAAAAATTCTCACGACTATACTTATAGTCAGCTTCTGCATCTTCAAAATTATCAGGCGGCCGAGGTATAATTGGTTTAGGATCTATAATCTGTTGTTTAATATTTCCTGAGATTATTCCCAAAGCATCACCTATCTTCGCATCAATATTCATCTATCAAACCCATTCACTTATAGTTTCATTAAATCCAAAATTATCATCTGTATCGGGAGCACTTGTAACGTCAGCTGCCATCTTCTGTGTGCGAGTTGGAGCTGCAGAAGGTAAATCTGGATACGTCTTAGCTTCTGCTGCAACTATTGGTTTAGTAGTAGAAACCGGACCATAAACATATGCCTTAGCTGTAAAATTAAACGTATAGATTATTGCTCGTCGTTCTGTAAAACTTCCGGTATAAGTATCTTCGTAATTAACACTATTCAAAACGATAGGAACATCTCTAATAGTTTCCATCTGGGGAACTTCTTTAATAGAAACTGTATATTCGGGTTGAAAAAATGGAAGTATCTGTTCTACAATCTGAATACCATCATCAGAATTTTTAGACATAACAAACAACTCAAAGTTAAAATTATACGCAACAGGAATATACTGAGTTTGCATTTGTTTCAATTTTTTATCAGCAGTACCTGACACCATTTTTTTCTTAAAAATTCTATTTAATTTTCTAGAAGGATCATAATCCAATCCAGAAATTTCAAAACCTATCCTCGGCAGAGTAATAGCAACCTTCTGATCTAAATTGGGATCAGCTTCTAATCGAATAATAAACTTTTGTTTTGGTCCATATGCCAACGGCACTTTAAGTGTTTGGATCGTAGTACCCCCACTATCCTTTCTTTCAATGTAAATATCATTGAATAAACTACCAAAGGCTACGATAGTCTTTCGTATTGATTCGTTATAAAAATATTGACCTAACATCTAAAATCTCCTATATACTATTTGAAGGCTCACCAAATGGATTCGTTTCTGTAAAATCTAATATAAGTTCAGCTTCTGTTTCAAACAATGCATTATCAGATTGAGGATCTATGGTAGCCAAACTATAAGCTTCTTGGATGATAAAGAATGAATAGTAATCATCAGAAGCTTCTGTAAGAAGTGATGTACCTGCCTCTGTTGTTTCTGCAAGGAGATATTCTCCTGTAGCAGTCTCAAGAATAATATCAGACGCAGTAGGCGGCCAGGGAGTACCCGGTGGATTCTGATTATATATTGTACCCCATTCTTGACCTATTCTTTCATTAAATGCAGCTTGATTTTCAAGTGAAAATTCATATCCAGAAGCATCTGTACTTCTTTGAGTTTCAATCGCATCAATCGCAGCAATGCCTGTATCGAGTCGTTCGCTTGAGTATTCCCAACTTCTACAATATAATTTATATACTGGTAAATTATTTATCTGATAAAAAGGATCATCGTGATCTACAAAACTTATTTCCCACATTCTTTTGACAGTTGGAAAATATATCAAGTCTCCTTCTTGTGGTCGTGTAGTTGTAATTAAATTAGCATTATTTGAAACAATATCATCCCAACGTCTCCTGGATACTACAAAACTTGTTTCATTTCTAATCTCTAAACCAAAACGTGTTACTAAATCTCTCTCTCCATCATAACCTTCTTGTGTTTCCATCCACATTTCTATACCATATGCATCAAAAACATCGTGACCATATATACCTATAGCCTCAATGACTAAATCTTCGTATAGATACTGTTCACTAATAGTACCTTTAGAAAAGTGGACATTCGTTCCCATTTAATTATCCTATATCAAACATAGTAGGTTCTTCCCAAATCGTCCTACCCTGATCTTCTAGGTATGCAATTTCTTCTTTAGCTTCATTGTAAATAGTTTCTCCATTCATCTGAACTCCACCTAACATTGTCACTCCTTGAAACTTAATAAGATTCTCCCCCCACTGTCTCTTAATAAGTGCAGTGGCGTATCTCTTTAAGAAGAAATCATTATATGCTGACGTATATTCCACAGCATTTAATTTTCTATAACATTCCATAATGATATACTCACCCACTTCCATATCATTGGTCCACGACATATCAATATACAATCGACCTGAATGAACATTAAAGTTAATCGGTTTCTCTCCCACTAACAACATATCTAAAAGATCAAGTTGCCACATGGTCATCTGATAATGTATAACAGAGATATCTGAAAAGTCATAAAGATCATTCAATCGCAATTGATATCGAATGTCAAACATATTCAGATTGCCTCTATCAGTAAACGGCAATATCCTTAACACCGAAAGTATACCATCTGGCATCGGAATGTAGTCTTGACCTATACCCCATGTAGCCGAGACATAAAGTGTTACATCAGAACCTGTCAGATGATTAAGAGTTAAAGCTGATGTAGTTAAAACATTTTCTGTCTTTGCAGTATAAGTTACTATTTCTTCAGCATTAGTACCATCTGCCGCTATTTTAATTTGGCCTTGAGTGGGGAATGTAGATGCATCCGCCAAAGTAACACTAGTATCTGAACTCGACGCTGCAGTGCCCAGAATAGATGTTGATACTTCTGATGCACCTGTACCCTTTGCTACTGCTGTTTCTTCTGCGTTTGATTTGGATCTTGACACATCATCGTCGGTTAACTTATGTTTAAGATACATACGCTGTTGACCATTCTGCATAAAAGTATTCCAATATTGAATAGCCTCATCTACACGATCATCTACTTGATCATCGTCTACGTTGATATCAATAACGGGATACCCTAGTTTTCTTTTACACCAGGCTTTAAATTCTGTTTTTGTTGTTGGTTCTGCCATTTGTAATATTTATCCTAAAGCCACTCCCATCGCTATAGAGAAGCCTTTTGTTGCCTTTGTATCTAATTGTGTTTGTGCATTACTGCTCAAGGTATTAATATATTGTAATTCTGTATCTGTTACGGTACCATCTGCTAATTTTGTAGCATTTATATTAGTACCACTCCATGTACCTGTAGTAATTATTCCTAATGTTACAATAGATGTTTGTCCTTGATATGTTGCTGAAATTTGAACATCATTAGCATTAACTGTAATGCCTGTTCCTGCACCAACATCTAATTGATTTCCAGTTTTGGTTAAACCAGCACCGGCTGTAATCTGTCCTGCACCCGAGAATTGGTCCCAATCAATATCAGTAGTACCAATAGTAATGGTACCATCTTTTGTCATTACATAACCATTATCAGCATTAGCTGTTCCCTTCTCAACAAAAGTAAAAGCTCCAGATGTTACTTCAACACTCGTATCAAAATCTGTAGCTCTTGTAAGTACCCAGTTAGTAGAACCATCTCCAACTGTTGTTACTGTATAGATACCATTATATGCTGCTGTAGATTGATCTTTTAATAGAACCCTCTCTGTTGCTGACAATGCTATACCATCTATAGTAAGTGCTGCTTGAGTACTACTATTCGTTAGTGTGGCTCCTACACCCGATGCACCATTATCATATGTTGAAGTTAAATTAGCTGTACTTCCCACACCACAAGATTTCTTTACATCCAATCCAGAAGATGTTGCATCTACATATGCTTTAATTGATTGCTGTGAAGCAATGGCTGTCGCACTATCTGAT